GAGACGAGGGTGTCCATGTCCACGGCCCCGAGCTCGGCGGGGTCTGTGTCGTCCATGTCCAAGGTCGCGAGGGGAGGCGCGTCGAGCGAGCCCCCGCCCGGGAACACGGTCAAGATCGCCTCCGCCGGGAACGAGGCCTTCGTCCATCGATCGAGCTCGTACTGGTAACCGAGCAGGGTGCTGGCATCGGTCGAGCCAAGGCTCAGGGACCACTGCACCATGCGGTCGCGCGCGACATGGGCCGCCGACATCGAGGCGAGCGCGACCGAAGTTCTCCCCAGCTGGCTGAGAATCGTGCGGTCAACTTTCTCGTGCCCGATCGGGTAGAGACGAGCCCCGTCGCACATCATGAAGCCCTCGGAGGAGAGGAAGTAGACCCGCCCCCCGACCGACACCGCACAGTTTCGGAGCAGGGCCCCGCGGCTCTCGTCCAGGATTCGGAACTCGAAAGTGTTCACACCACCGACATAGTCCATTCGGATGGTCTGCCGCTCCCGGAGGATGATCGCGAACTCCCCGACCGGGACGATGTCCATCACCGCGCCCCCAGCCCCCGACAGGGGCTGGAAGTCGCTCTGTGCATTGACCGCGGCGGCGCTTCCGATCTGGGGCCAAGAGGTCGGTGCCCCGACCCCGGACCAATGAATGGCCCCCTCCTGGGTCCCGATCGCCGCCGCGTTGACCCCGCGCCCCACGATGTCGCCCAGGACGATGAACTCCCGGAAGTTGGCGATGCAGCGGGCGAAGGATGCGTCCGCAGAGAGATCGGCGAAGAGGGCGGAGACCCCGATGTCGTAGCTCTGCGGGGCCTCGCCCGCCGCGACCGCGATAATCCGGTTCCCGTAGAGCGTGAAGTCCCAGCGATCGGATGCGGAGAGCCCGTACCCGCCCCCCTTTGAGACATCCGCAAAGGCGCTGGGCCGCGCGAGCCAGAGCTCGTCCACAGTCCCGGCGACGACGAAGTTCTGTCCGCTCTGGGTTCTCCCGCTCCCCGCGCCCCGGCAGGGCTGGCCCAGAGATCCGTACCCCGTCGCCATCGGCATCGGGTACGCCCTCCAGCCATCCGCGACCGGAATCATGCGATCGACGTCAGCGACGCCCGGTGCCTGGACCGGGATCCGGTCCGGGATCCACTCCATCGCTCGGACATCGGGCATCAGTACCTCCGCCCCTCATACCTCGACTGGAAGCTCGAAGAACGCATCTGGCCCCCAGGTCGGTACTTCCGCTGCTCGAGCTTGTTCACCTCCATCAGCTTCGCGTCGAAGCGGTTTCTCCACCGCTCCCCGACGTCGTACATCTGTAGGTACTCCGCTGCGTGGGAGAGAGCGCCGTAGAGGTAGAGGGTCGGGTGATCAGCCAGGACCCAGTTGCTGGGGTTGGCGTCACTCAGCGCCGTGAGCTTCTTCCGGTAGTGGAGGATGTAGTCGTAGCCGGTCGGGGTGGGGGCAATCCTGAAGTCGTCGCCGATCACTGTATAGATGCGGGGGAGGCCCGACCAGGAGCGCTCCGGGGTCTCGAAGAAGCGGTCCGGGGGGACGTAGTCGAAGGTCCGGGAGCGGGTCGGGCTGTCGAGGTAAAAGGCCTCGACCGAGAGGAACCCCGCCGGCTTCGCGAGGGTGTCGCTCCCGAAGGTCCCACTCTCGACCTCCTCCATCTGGTAAGAGGCGATCCGGTTCTGGATGTCGTCCTCGGCCAGGTCGACGAAGGTGTCACTCTCCGTCGAGACGTCGAACTGCACGAGCCAGTTCTCGACCGCGGTCAAGAGCTCGGCATAGGTCGTGATCGGCACCGGCTAGATCCTCCCCGGCGCGGTCCTCAGTCCCCGATACTCGCCGTCGTTCAACAGTCGCTTGATGCGGGGGTAGTCGTTGGGGTCGTAGAAGTTGAGCCCCTCCCGGTACCACTTCTCGATCTGGATCAGGGGGACCGAAGCGACCCGGACATAGCGCTGGTCGCCCCAGAGTGAGCTCGAGGCCCGCTCCGCGTTGCGGAGGGTGTTGTTGAGCGCGATCACCTCCTCCGTATTCGGGTCCTGGGTCTGCACGACGATCTTCTTCGTCGCCTCGTCGAATCCCACCCTTCGCCTGAGCGAGGAGCCGGGGAAGGTGAAGTCCTCCCAGATCGTCGCCATTACTCGGTGCCCCGAACGCCCTCGACGATCACCGCGCTCGCGTCGTCGGTGATCGCACCGAAGCGTAGGTATTGGGGCACGACCGAGAGGGCGTTGGCGAAGCTCCCGGCCCCACCAGCGGTGAAGACCGCACCATAGGCGCGCCAGACCCGGTCGTCGTCACCGACCGCCAGAGTCACGCGCGAGCCCTTCTTGTGGCCCCCCGCCGCGATCCCCGAAACCCCAGTGAGCTGAGCCCCGGTCCTCCCGGTGTAGGTGATGGTGTCGCCATTGATGATGACGTCTGCACCGCCGACCGGGAACTTGTCCGCGAGGGAGCCGATCAGGTCGATCTCGGTATCCGCGGCCGCGATGTCGTCCTGCGCGATCGCGTTGGCCAGGGGGCGATCCGTCGCCTCGGGCTGCAGCGTCATCGCCGCACCCGCGGTCCAGTGAACGACGGCGCTTTCGAAGCCACCGAAGTCGCCCTCACCCGTCGAGTTGCCGGCGGTGGCCGCCCCGAGGCTCGTGAAGCCGTGTCGATTTTTTTGAGGCATGAAGATCTCCGAGGGTGCCGGGCTCGCGTAGGCGAACCCGGCACCGTAGAGGGGGCGCGACCTTACGAGTTGTCGACGTCAGCGACGAGAATGTGGGCCTTCTCGTTGCAGACTTCGAGGCACCACTCGACCACCATCTGGCGCTGAATCGAGTCGCCCGTCTTCGCGAGGTCGTACTGCTGCCAGGGGCGCAGGTACGCGACCTTCAGGTACTCGGGATCGATCCCGAACACGTTCCGGTCGACGCCCGCCGTCTTCCGGATGTGGCGGCTCGGCACCACCTTCATGTCCCCGTAGAGGGACATGTAGATGTCTGCCGTGTTCACCACCGCCCGGCTCTCGGCGTCGGTCCTTCGCGCGCCAACACCGTCGAAGGTCGCGAAGTTCCGCTTCTGACTGGCACCCATCACCAGCATCATGCCCTCGAGCCGTGCCCCGTTGTTCCACCCGAGCTCGATGGCGTCATCGAGCAGGGTGGTGGTGAAGGCCCGAAGCGTGCCGTCGGTCCGGGCGTTGATGACCGTGCCATTCCACCCACCGTTCGCGCCCGCACCGCCACCGATCGAGGTGTTGGTCTTGAGCTGGGCCTCGAGCGATGCCGTGTTCCGCGGACTGTCCGCCTGAACCGCGGCCTGGTTGAGCCCACAGATGATGAAGTCCACGTCGGTCTTCAGCTCCCGTGCGCTCTTCGCGGCCTGATAGGCCAGCTCCGAGTCGCGACCGTACTTCGCGACCACCTCCAGGGTTCCGGAGACGCCGAACGCGGTCTCCGAGATCTGGGTCGGGTTCACGATCTGGTCGGTCGGGGTCCCGTCGGTCAGCCCCGCGTCGTCGCCCTCGAGCGCCGCGTTGGCGGCGGGAGCGCGAAGCACGTCCTCCTGCCACTGATGGAGCTTGGCCGTTGCCTTCGTGGTCCCCGCCATCGTGAGGACCGGGGTCTCGGTCGGTGAGATGTTGTGGATCAGATCCGAAACATCCTCGGCCTTGCCCTCTGCGTCGTAACTGTCGTAGAGATTCGTCGGCTGAGCCATGACGATCCCTCCTTAACGCAAGCCCCTGCCCCGCTCCCGATCCCTCTCGTGGATTCATCGGTGCGTGAGGAAGGCGGCCGCCGCGGCTTCGCGGCTGCCGGGATTCGCTTCCAAGCCTGCCTTGGCCTTCTCGAAGTCGACGGCGTCGCTGCTCCCGGGATCGCGAACGGTCCCGGGCCTCACGACACGAGGTCGATTCGAAACGGCCTTGATTACGCGCGTCTTGTCTGCACTTGCCGAGGCATCGTACTGCTGGGCCTTCCAGACCAGCAGGATGTGTCGGTGATCGATCAGATCGCGCCACTCGTCCGGAGAGAGACCTCCCCCCTCCGGAGACACTGCCCATCGACCCACCTCTCGGTAGGTCGGAATGAATTTCTCGCCGGCAAAGGCCGGGTGCTGCTGAAGCGCGGCCCGCTCCGCCGGGATGCGCTGCTGGAGCTGCATCTGCTCGAGGCGCTGGCGCTCGCTCGCGGCGGCGTTGAGGAGTGCCTCGCGATCCTTGAGCTCCTCCTTGCGCGCGGCCCACTCCGCGGGGTCGTTCTGTCGGAGCTGGTCCATCTCCTGGGGGCTGGGCATCGCCTTCATCCACTCCGCCCGGAGCTGGTTCGCGAGTTGCTCGACCCCCTGGTAGTAGTCGGTGAGCTCGGCCGCCGCGGCCTGTCGCTGGGCCTCGAAGTTGCGCCGCTCCTCCGCCATCGCCTGCGATCGCTGGGTGTAGGAGGCCTCCTGCTGATAGCCCTTCACGAGCTCGTCGACCGTGACCTTGCGCTCTTCGCCATCGACCACGACCTGGACATAGGATCCGTCGGGCTCCCCCGACTCCGTCTTCGCCTCCTCGCGCCCCTCCCCCTCGAGCTCTGCAGCCTCCGGCTCGGCGCCCTCGGGCCCCGGCTCGGGCTGGATCTGAGAGGGGTCGGGCTCGGACTTCGCCTCGAGCTCGATCTCGGGCTTCGCGGCCTGGGCCTCGCGAATGGCGCGGGGCGGGACCGCGACCCCGTCCTCCGAGTTGACGGGGACCGAGCCCCGCTTGTAGAAGGCCTCGGCCAGACGGTCGACATCACCCCCTCCCTGACGCTCGAATCCGGGGGGTGCTTGGGTCGGTCCTTGCGGTGCGCTCACGCCGTCTTCTCCATCGGCTCGGCCGCCTCACGCGCCTCTCGAGCCTTGTCGAGGTAGCTCCGGAGTTCGCGACGACTGTCGCGCGTGCTCCGCTCCGCTACCAGATCTCGCTCCAGCATCTTTCGGGCGTCCTCGCCATCAGCGATACACGCACGAATGTAGTTCTCTACGCGCAGGGCCGCACGCCACTCGAGGTGAGCGTCCCAGGCCTGGTCCCGGCCCTCTGCGGATCGGAACTTCGCGAGGGCCTGGTCCTTGGCGAATCCGAAGGCGGAGAGGAAGGACTCGCTCTCCATCACGCGCTGGGCCTCGCCCCCTCGGACGACACTCTTCTGTGCCCTGCGGCGCGAGAATAGACGCTTCATTGCGTACCCCCCTCCCCCGGGCCAGGCCGGGGCGGGGCGGGCTGGACCCTCGTCATGTCGGGGCCCTGGTTCGGGGTGTAGCTGAGGCCGGGGTCGTCGAGGGGAATCGTCGTCGTCACCCCCTTCGCCGCGGCCTCGATCCGGAGCTTCCAGATCGCCTCCTCGTGCTCCCACTCCGCGATCTTCATCTTGTGCATGAGCTCGAAGCGCTCGTTCTCCTTCGACTGGCGCTCGAGCTCGAGCTTCCCGAACTCGACCTGGGCCTGGATCTGGAGTGCCTCCTGCGCCACATCGGGCTCAGGCTCGGGGGGCGGGAGCTGGCTCGGGTCTTGGAAGAAGCGGGCCGCATCCTTCTGACCCCGGGCCTCTGCGATGTTGAGGGCGGATGCGTAAAGGTTCTCCTCGCTCACGAGGCGGGCGAAGCCCCCCTCGAGGAGCCGGGCCTGAACCTCGGCGATCGCCTCCGCATCCGCGGCGCGCTCCATCCTCGAGCCGTGGCCGAGACCGACCGCGATCTCGCAGTCCATGTCGGAGCCCCACTCCGCGGGGGATGTCGCGATCCACTTCCCCCGGAGCTGGATCATCATCTCCTGGCTGTGGTGGCGCCGCAGGCAGCGATCGATCAGCTTGAAGGCGCGCGTGACGAACTGCTCCGCCGCGATCCTCGCCATCAGCACGATCCGGCGCTGGGCCCCGGTCTGCTGGACCATCGCACCATAGACGTGCTTGCTGATGGCGCTGGCGTCGACCCCCATCGACTCGGGCGAGATCCCGGTCCGCCGATTCTTGATCCCGTCGAGGTATTCGAACCCGGGAAGAATCTCCGCCGCATTGTTTTTCTGCTCGTAGGGGCGGAGCGCGCCACGCTCGTACTCCTCGATGTAGCCCCCTGGCACGGCCTGCATCAGCTGATCGAGGTTCACCATCGGGGTCGCGGCGTCGCCGACCCCCTGAGAGAAGACCACGTTGCGGGGGTCCGTCGCGAGGTAGAGGGAGTCGAAGTACTGGCGCTCGAGCGAGGTCTCGCGGTTCTGGATGTCGGAGGTCACGTCCGCGATCGCGAGACCGTAGAAGCGGTGGGGGATGGGGATCGGGGTGTAGGAGACGTAGGGGTGTCCGTCGCAGGGCTCTGCGTGGAGGAAGAGCTGGCCGTACTCACCCCCCGCGATCACGCGCCACCACTCGGAGATCCCGTCCCCGTCCCGATCGACGAGGAGGTAGCCCTCGATCACGTAGAGCTGGCGCTCGGAGTCGGTGCGGGTCCCGAACGCGAAGGGGTTCCCGTCGTCCTGGCTCGAGCGCACGATCCGGTTCTGGTCGGTCGTCGCCCCGACGGAGTTGGCGGTCGGGATCCGCGCCA